TCTTACGAGGTGTGCCTGTAACTTGCGTATTAGATACACGAGTCCAGCCGCCTATACGCTCTGCGTATCCAGCCCTAAAACGTATCTTATCTCCGTTAAACCAACCGCCTTCATTAGAGTAATTTGTACCCTCTCTGTTGATTCCCGGTTTGAATTGCAGTTTGCTTAGAGGCATACATTTTTACCCGAGTGACGTAATGATTAGTTGGGGTTTTCTTATTTGACCACTGGAATCAGCAGAGCCATCCCAATTCCTAAATGTATTGAAATCAGCTACATAACTACTGCTATAACTTCTACCTTGAATTTTAAGAGTTTTAGCACCACTCCAACTCGCTTGTCTGCCAGTTGCTGTGTCAGCACTTCCGCCAATCGGTATTAAAAAAGTATGATGATATTCTTCGTTCATCGCTTGGTAAGTTTGTATGGTTTGTCTCTGACTTGTCACTTCATCGCTATCAATAAATGACTTGATATGAGTTATGGTGTTTGAGTCATCAAAATCGTGAGAAAAAACATACTCATATATAACCATAGTTGTGCCGCTTGGTGGAGTATAAGATATGGATGATCCTGTAATATCTGTAAATGTATCAGTCATTTGTTGAACAGCAGTCACATTCGTGGATGTGTATGTGGCACTACCAACAGTGTAATCGTTGCCATCACA